ATTCTGTCCATCGTGAAAAGGACAGGGTGATGTTGACGAACCGTTTGCGCTCCGGAGAACTCCGGCACCGGCTCACGATTCAGACTCCGACCGCGGCGTCTCCCGGCATATATGGCGAGCAGGCTTTGACCTGGGCCACGTATGCAACCGTGTGGGGCAAGGTGGAGCCGGCCAGCGGCATGGAGCGGTTCAGCATGGGACAGGAGCGCGCGGACGTATCGCACGTCGTCACTATTCGATATTGCTCCGGAGTCAAGCCGAACATGCATATCACGTTCACGCGGGACTCTGTAACTCATACCCTGAAGATCGTGAACGTGCTGAACGATGCATTCCGGGACGCGGCCATGACACTGCTTTGTACCGAGGTGGACGTAAGCGCGGCGGAAATTACACCTCGGTATCACGTGTTGACGTTCAACTGGGCAAATGACACCACGGCGGCGGCGGACAGTGATTGGCTGGACGTGTTTTCGGAATACACGATTGAGTTCTGGATGCGCACGGCAACGGCGAGCATCCCGGCCACCCAGACGATCATCGCAAAGTGGGGCACGACGACCGGGAATCAGTCATTCCGGGTTGACCTGACAACGGCGAGGAAGTTGTCGGTGACCACGCGGTGCAGCGTCGCTGCTGCAAATCGCACATGGACGAGCACGGCGGCGGTAATAGACGATACGGCATGGCACCATTACGCGGTGACGCTATCGAGTACAGTCACCGTCTATAAGGATGGCGTCGCGGTTGCGGGCGGCGGGGACACTCTTGGCGTGCAAGCGATTCAGCAGGGATCAGCGACGCTTACCATCGGAAACCGCAACAGTTCAGGCGGGTATTCGTTCTACGGGTCGCTGGCCGTGATTCGGCTGTGGAATTATGAGCGCACCGCGGAACAGGTATTGACGGACAAAGGCCTGATCGAGCTTGGCTCAACATACGCAGGAGCGCAACCGATCGACCCGGGGTTGGTTGCGGAGTGGACAGCGGCGGCGAATGATGAGCTGACCTTCCCTGACAAGAGCGGGAACAGCAATACGCTCACTGTTGGCACGGGTACGACCAAGCCGACGCTCACGGCGGCATATACGTTGCCGGTTTCAGGCGGGGTGACACCGTAATGGGCAAAAGTGTCCAGCTGTATGTTCAGGCGGCAATCAAGGCCGCGTTGACCTCTCAGATTTCGTCTGGAGGCGTCACGGTGCCCGTGGTGGACAACCCTTACGACGGGCAGACCGGACCCTACATCGTGTGCAACAACATTGTGGAAACGTGGGATGACGACATAAACAGCCCCCAGCGGTGGTTGACGAGCACAATTGACGTCTACACCACGGACTACAAGACGGCGGGCACGGTAACGAACAAGGACATTCGCCGGCAGATAATCAACACGCTCGCAGGCGGCTCGCTCACGATCACCGGGTGCACGTTCCGCGGCTGTCTGTTTGTTGACAATGGGGTGGAGTTCCTCGAAGGCGATGGAGAAACCGTGCACGGGCAATGCCGGTTCAGGATACACGTTGACACGCTCACATAACGCGGGGATACCAGGATGGGAATGATCGTTGCGGCGGACAACACGAAATTGGCACTTGGCGGAATCAACATCGGCAAACTCAAAACCATCGGCTTCTCGCACTCACGTGATACCGTGGACGTGACGACGATTGACAGCACGGGCGGGTGGCGCGAGTACGTTGCCGGAATGAAGGGCGGGACTTCCATCACCGGCACGATCCTCTACACACCGGACGCAGCGTCGCATCTGTATGCCAACGGCGGGCTGCTCGGAGACATGGGATCGTGGAACCTGCTGATCAATGGCGACTTCGCCGGACCGGTTGGTGCGGAAACATGCTACGGATGGACGGAGACCGGTGACGTGGACAGACACGTCATAAGCCAAGCACAATCACATAATGGAGGTACGTCGTTCTACTGGGAAGAAGCATCCGGTGGCGCGACAGTGGGATTTCAACAACAAGTGACCCTTGAAGGCGGTGAGACGTATTATGCATCTCTGTGGTACTACTGCATCGCGACGGGCGGCGCGGCCAATGGTGCGAATTGGTCGCTCACTGGATCAGAAACAGGGTTGTTTCACACGGATTTCTTCTCCGGTACTTCACAATGGACGCGCGTCACCAAGTCGTTCACCGCAGTTGACCCCGGGGAGACACTGACATTTTTCTTCGGCGGAAACACGAAGAACGGCACCGACCATGGGACGTTCGTTGATGGCGCCATGTTGGTCAAATCCTCCGTGCTGACCGATTTCCATGCCAACGACACACAGATGCAGACGTACAAAATCACACTGCCGGAGTCGGATGGCGGCACATGCACCATCTCCGGATTTGCGCGGCTCACCAACTTCAGCGCGAAGGCGGCGGTAGGTGACGTGCTCGAGGCAGAGTTCGAGCTGGTCACCAGCGGGGCGACAACGTTCGCGTACGACGTCACATAACAACACTCCAAAAGGAAGGGCAGCACAATGGGTATCCTCTGTTCAACAACGCCAACGGTGGCCGTAAACAGCGTCACCTTGCCGGCGGTGAAAAGCGCCAACTGGACCGGGCTCGGTCGCGAGACGGTTGACGTCACGAGTTTCGACAGCGCGGGCTGGAAGCAATACGTGGCCGGCATGAAGGACGCAGGTTCGCTTTCGGTGGAATGCGAGTATATCCCGGACAACGCGCAACAGAAGTATGCTCCAGGTGGCGCGCTCTACGGGTATAATTCCGCAACCGCCGTGACGATAGAAGTGTCATGGCCCAACGCTCAGGGTTTAACAAGCAAGTGGTCTTGCAACGGGTTCTTGACCAGTTCCGACGTGACGGCTTCCGTGGGTGAAACGCTCAAAATCACGTTCGGATACAAGCTCACCGGCATGCCTACATTGGTCTGACCGATGGAACATCACGCGTGGTTGATCTTCATTCCATCAGACCATAACGGCCAGGAATCCGATGAGCGGGTAAAGGAGATTGCCCGCCACTGGATGAATGACTTGCCCGGCGAGCGGGATCCCGCCACGGAAACGATTGACGTACGGCCGGACGGAATGAAGGTCTATCGTATCGTCGGTGACTCCGTGGGGTGGAGGGCGTGGATGGCGAGGGAAGGCCCGCAAGCGCTATGCAGTGAACACCCGGAGTGGGAGATATGCTCCGAGGTGTATGAAGCGCCTCGACTCCCGCATGCGGAGTGAGGATTGACACCACAAAGGAGGTAATGAGTGAGTGCAGGACATGTGAAGGCACCCGCGGACGCGAACAAACCCGAGGTCAAAGAAGCCGTAGCTGCTGACTTCATGAGTGCGGCTCCAAAGATCAAGAGCGTGTTCTGCGAGGGACTCGGCAAAACCGTCTATCTGCGCGCCATGAGCGCCGCGGAAAAAGACGACTGGTTCTTCCAGATCGCGGAGGCTGCCAAGCGCAAGGAAGAATACACCAACATGACGGCGAAGCTGTTGGTGCGGTGTCTGTGTGATGGCGGTGGGAACCTCCTGTTCAAACCGACGGACGCGGACGCACTCGGCAAGGCAGACGCGGCCATACTCTCGGCCCTGTTTGAGGAAGCGTCCGAGCTTTGCGGGTTGACCACCAAAGCAATCGAGGGCGCCGCAAAAAACTGAGGCGGAACCGATACCGGCGGTTCCTGGTGCGGCTGTCTCTGAAGTGGGGCATACCGGTAAGCGAGATAATGCGGCGGTTTTCCGGCGATGAGATTACAGAACTGCAAGCGCTGGAATACCTCGAGCCGTGGGGGTATGAGATAGAAAATCACCGCGCGGCCCTTCCTGCATACGTGGCAGTCTGTATGAACAGCGAACAGGGCAAGGCTCCAGAATATGGGAAGTTCTTGCGGGACTGGTTCGGTGACCGCGAGCGGGAAGAGCCTGAAAAGCCCCATGAGGATAAGGTGGTTGACTTCGTAAAGGCAAACGTCCTCGCAATGGGTGGGATGGTGATATGACGATAGCGGAGTTGGTCGTCAAGATTGGCGCGGATGCCTCGCAATTCGTTCGGCAGATGGAGGTCACGAAGCGACAGGTGGCAACCGTAGGCCGGGCGATGGAGTCATTCGGGCGGACCACTACCTACGCTGTCACGGTGCCGATGCTCGGGATGGCCGCCGCCGCGCTGAAGATGAGCGCGAGCATGGAACAGACTGGTGTGGCGTTCCGGTCAATGCTGAAGGACGGTAATGCGAGCGCCGCGATGCTGAAGGAGATACAACGTATCGCCGCCGAAACTCCGTTCGAGTTCCCCGAGCTTGCCAATAGCGCACGGCTCCTGCTGGCATACCGGTTCGAGGCGTCAAAGATTATCCCGATGCTCCGCACGATTGGCGATGCGGCTTCTGCGATGGGCGCCGGAGCTGAAGGCATTGACCGTATCACACGTGCACTCGGTCAGATGCAAGCCAAGGGACGCGTGACCGCGCAGGAGATGCTTCAGCTGTCCGAAATCGGAATCAACGGCTTCCAGATGATTGCCGAGGCAACTGGGAAATCGGTGCAGGAGATCATGAAGCTGTCCGAGAAGGGAATGATCGACGCGGCAACCGGGGTGTCGGCTATCCTGTCCGGAATCAACCGTCAATTTGGCGGGGCTATGGAACAACAGAGCCGCACTCTGCTGGGGCGTTGGTCAACCTTCCTCGATGACGCGAAGGCAGCACTACGGCTATTCGGTGACCAAATTGCCCCCATCGCGAAGGGCGCCCTTGCAGCAGTGAGCAATGCCGTGAAATCCGCCGCGGAAAACTTCGCCGCGATGAATATACACGAGAAGAACGCCACAATTGCGATGTATGCGGCAATCGCGGCAATTCCGCCGATGATAATGATGATCGGCAAGCTTATCGCGGCATACAACGCGCTGAAGGTGGCAGGACTTGGTGCGTTCGCCGTTGGCGGCCCGATAGCGATAGGCGTTGGGGCCCTTACGGGCTTGATTGCCCTGCTGACCAAGCGATGGCTGGAGCAGAAGGCGGCACTCGGGGCGTTCAATAACGAGGCGTCAGCGACTGTGATCGCCATGAATGGTATGACGGAAGGACAACAGCGGCTCAATCTCGCGTTTCGAGAGGGGCTTTTGGCGCGATACAACGAGGAGTACGCCAGCCTGCCCAGCAGGGCCTCCGAAGCTGAGAGTTTTCAGGAATGGGAACGGGCATACAGTCGCCGCCGTCAACTCGAGTTACTTATCCAGCAAAATGAGAGAGAAGTTGGCGCGATAAAGGGCGTAATAGGCCAACGCGGGGCAGGTGCTGGAGG